ATCGTAACATTTTAGGGGGTGTTAAGCAATAAATCATAGGGCTTAGCCTTGTGGGCGTGAAACAAACGTAATGCTGCCAATAGCAGAGGGTTTTACGGGTCTGGCGTAAGGGGTAACTTGAGCGTCTTCGTGTTCTAGAAATATCCCAGTAACACCGGCTTCGGTCGCGGCTTTCTCAGTTGCCCAGTACAGCCTAACTTCATCCCCACCTTGAGCATTAAACATCACTGTTGCTTGGGCGCGGTTATACGTGAACTGTGTAGCACTTTTGCGGGCTGCCAATGAAAACCTGCTTGTCGAATTCACAACCGCACTGCCATTGACTTGTAACCAAGAGTGCACATCGTGCGCAACGTTATCGTTATTAACCAACTGCAGCCCATATATAATCATATAAGTTCCGCTTAGTTGCACTGAGGCATACCCACTTGGGTCTAAAACAAATCCGGCGTTAGATACAACAGTATTCCAAGCAACCAGTGTGGAGGTATTATTTCCTAGCGCATACTGGTCAACATCGCTAAGTGCTGATATATGGGGCGAGTCTACATACCCCTGCCCAAGAGGGCCACCCACCGTACGAGTAAAATTATCTAATTGGTTAAAATATAACCGCAGGGCGTTATGCACCTGCTCAATCTGGTTGTAATTATAATCGCGCTGCATAAGCGGCAAACTCGGCGCAATGGTGGTATTTACTCGTGCCATGCTATCTCCGACCGTCAGGCTTAATATCGACTCTTATGTCACCAGACTGCCACGCAACACCTAAGTCCGTAGATTCTAAACGCAACGCCATTTGACGGCCTCTCAGACGGGTATAAACTTGCCCCTCATACTCTTGAATTGTGTACACACGGGTGTTTCTATAATCGTCAGCACTTGGCACGTTGGGATTATCTGCAGTGCCATACGGGTCGCCAGAGTTGCGTCTTGGTTTTACCTGCATAGTCAGTGACGGCTTATCAGCAGTAGAGCCATTAAAGTTCACATCTGGCAGTATGCGTTTAACAAACCCAAAACTATCACCATCTCCGATATCAAAATCAGCAGACTGCACATACGCTGTAATCGGTACAGGACTTAGCCCAGAAACATCGTCGTTACCAACTTCATGGAACAATACACGCTGGTTGTAATCAGCGGCCATGGGGTTTTCACGTAGAGCAGAGTCTAACCACGCTGTGCGGTTCAGTTGACCGTAATACCATACACCGCCCAGATAATTAAACACGACATACCGGTCTATGACCGTAGACGTACCCGAACAGTAAAACCACCACACTTCGTTATAGGCTTCGTTCGTGCCACCAAATATCTGATATGCCTGATCTTTATTTAAATCCTCAAACACGTACTGGCGCACGTCACAAGGTAGTGTATCTACCCGACCATTATAGGTATAGAACTTATCGCGACCCATCCAGTACGTGACGTTATTAGCAGTAGTAACCGCATTGGGCGACATGATCGAGATATTATCAATCATTATCTCAAACCGATACACGAGCGGCGCACCAATATACTGCATGGAATATAAAGCAGATTCAGTCCAGATTAGGATCTCTTGCCGTGCATTAGCAGCGGTCACAATAAAAGAGCCATCATTTAATCTGAACTCACCCGACTGGTTTGTAATAGCCGGTTCCCATTGAAAGGGGTTATCTTGGTCTGACCAGCGCACTAGCATCGGATCAAACGCGCTATTGGCATCGGTCGGGTCGTAAGGGTTTGCCCCCATACAAATAATAAAACGCTGGATCGGTGCAGACATAATCTTATTGGTTGTGGTAGGGACAAACTGCCCCTGCAAGCCCAACGCGGTTGAGGCATCAGATAACGCAACCCCACGCACAGTAGTACCTAATGTGGCATCCCAGTAGTAAACCGCGCCTTCTCGTGGCGCGAAAAACAAATCCTCACCGAAGTTATCTGCCGACCACAGGCGCAACTGCTGCCCTACCCCTACCACACCGGGACTACCCCAGCCACCAGAGCTCCACGGATCTGCACCCCAGCCAAGGCCCACCACGTACGTGTCTAGCCCTGTATTGACCTGATAAGTCGCTGTAGCTGCCGCACCACCACCCGATGTCGCCGAGGTTGAGAATACGCTCGCTATGTTTATTGTGTACTGTGAGGCGCTAATAAGCCCAAAAACTTGACGCTCGCCGTTAATATCTGCAGCAGCAAACCCACCAAAAGGCCCTGTGACATCTGCGTAAGTAACAAAATCATTCTCAACCGCACCGTGGTTAGCATCAGTTACGGTAAGTGTAGAGCAAGCAACGTTGGCGCCAGAGCCATGAGCCGCAGCGGTTGTACCATTAATGCCTCTATTTACACCCAATAACGTGTTACCGCTAATGGCCGAGTACGCCATCTGCTCAGTACCAATAAGTATTACTCCCCCTGTAGTCGGGAAAGACGCAGCACTTGTTAGTGGCACTGTCTGCTGGGCAGCGGTTATGTCTGAGGCTAGTGTATTAAATGCTGTGGCAAAGGGGTCTCCCGTACCCGGTGGATTCGGCCCTAACATGGGGTCTACAGTCTTGCGTATAGGTGTGATGTCGTTGTAGTCACCACCGTCCTCGATGTAGTATTTCAGGTTAGTGCCCACACCCAGCAGGTTTTTACCCGCTAAGGTTCCCCAATTATGTAATGCACGCGCATTACCTAGAAACTGCGCACTAGACAGACGCGTCCAACCACCAATCTTCTCGGGTTTACCCGAACGAAACCGAATCTTATCGCCGTCATAGAATTTACCTTCAGCACTGTATGTTGTGCCTTCTCGGTAGAGTCCGGGTTGTAGCACGATCTTCGTAATCATGTTAGTATACCGCCATTAACAGGGAGAACACTATGTTTGTTTATATCTGGAAAACCGTTGAAAGCACGCCTTTTTACGTCGGGTGCACGAAATTTGCAGGGCGAACTAATCCAAGAAACAGTGGAAATAGAAACTGGCTTTGTGTGCAAAAAATTAACGAGGTCGGCTATGCCAACATTGTTGTTGAGATACGTCATGTTGACTCCTTAGAAGAAGGGCGAAGTCTCGAGACACAACTAATTGAAGAATACGGTCGCATCAGTTTAGGAACTGGGACGCTAACCAATTTACGCGTTGGTGGCGAGGGTCTTAACCCAATGTCAGACGACCACAAGGCCAAAATACGAGCTGCTACGGTAGGCAGGAAAAAAACACCAGAACAGCTAGAAAAACACCGCAAGCGTATGCAAGATCCTGATGTACAAGCAAAGCTTAGAGGTGAAAACAACCCCGCGAAACGGCCCGAAGTCCGAGCGAAACTGAAAGCGTTGTGGGCGAACGATGAATTTAGAGCAGCCCGAGTAAAAGAACGTAAAAGACCTAGGAGTTTTTCCGATACAACTCTCGCCGACTTAAGAAAACGCGCAGTCGACCCAAACAGCCCCATGAGTACCCAGCATAAAATCCTAAATAGTGACCCGGCTATAAAAGAAAAACGGCTAGCTGGCCTCGCAAAAGCGCAAGACAAAATTAAAGCCAAACTGAACGACCCTAATAACAAACTCAAAAGGATTGCCGCATTAAAGGCCACGATAAGTTCTCCTGAATACACAGAGCGCCATAAAGCATCGTACACCCCAGAAGTTCGTAAAAAAATTGCTGACGCCAAAAAAGCTTATTGGGCTGGAAAACGCGCCGAAAGGGCCTCTAGCAATTAGTTTAACACCTGCCATAATTAAACGTCGCCTAAAATAATCATCAGTTTACCGAATTTAGCTTCTCGATCTTCAAGCCCATTGTAGCCGCCATTGATGCGGCGCGTAACCCTTTTCACGCTACCTGTATCCGCAAGTGCATTAAGCCCATTTGTGTCCCAAAACCACCCAGCGCTTTGTACAGCCAACTCAGGCTCTGATACCAGTTCCGGTTCTAGTAGGGCATTATTATCTGCAGCTAGCGAGAAGGCGGTGTAGTTGTTTTTGCCGGTTAACTGAATCAGCCCACGACCACGGTACTTCCAACCATCTCCCGAGGATTCCTCGGCATTTCCCATACGGTTAGCGTACACACGGTTTGCAATCTTCTCAGGCTTTCTAGCGTATAGAGCGGCCAAGTCGTCAGTGGGGAAATACTTACCAAACACCTTACGCAGGGCATTGACCGAGTAGTTTAAGTTCTCAGAGACCGCCCGGAAGTTACCGGACTCATGTGCTATTTGGGATAGGAACATGGCTTGACGCACGGGGGTATTGATGTCGTACTTGAGCATGGTCATGTTTAGCCAAGGCAGATACTTGTCTATGTTATCTGGTGAGACACCAATAGAGCGTAGTGTGCTAGCTTCGATCATTTAGGGGCGTCTTTAATCTTTCTGTCTTCCACCATTCTGAAAACCTTCTCTACACTACGACCACCGAAGTAAAACGACATGATTATAATCCCCCATTGTCCCAACAGCTCCACATAATTTTGATTTGTGTCGTAACCAAATGCAGACATCATCGCGAAGGTAAAGTAGCCGATTAGTATACCTATTAGGGTCATGGGTCGAATGTTTTTAGGCAGCCAACTATCGCTATTCATATCTGCTTGGTGGCGCTGGGTCAACTGCTCTTGCTCTTTCATGTCAGCTTCAAGCTGTTTTAGCTCACCACTTTGTTGTAGCTCTAGCAAACGAATTTTAGCCTTCTCCGCTTCGTCTTTATCGGGGAATATTTTATCAATTATTTTCGACCCTATGTTTAAGAAATCCAATAGCATAGTGTTACTCCTTCCAAGTTAAAATTGGCTCCTCGCTAGGTTAACGACTCCATTTACTAACAGAGCCGCGCTGTCATGTATTATTTTTGCTTATTGTACTTCAGTATCTAAGTTGTGCGCTACTTGCCAAGCGTCTAATGCCGCTGTAAATCTGTCAAATTCAATTATACTTTCGTTATCAGGCTTAACAATCTTACCTGCGACAATTGAAGTCTTGTACTCAATTTCACCAAAATCTTCGTACCACTGGACAGCGTGAACAGTTCCGTCAATCGTAAAAGTTAAGCCTGTATATCCAACCCCATCTTTTGATACAAAACCGTCATTTGGAATAATCGTAAATTTCATAATTGACCCTTTAACAGAAGTGTTGTTTGCTCGTTACTTTTAACCACCTCGTTGCGGAATGACTCCACCGCCGCGCCTGTTTGCCGTTGTTGTTGACTGTTTTCAATAAGTAGAACAGGTATCCACGCAATAGCACAGCCCCACTCATCTATCGGCTCGCCTGTGTTGGGGTTATTGCCACGTAGCTGTGTAAACCACGCGCAATCGGTTTGCCTGCACGGGTTAAAGTTGTCTAGCGGGCAATTGGCTTTTGATTCAATTTTCATTATGATTTTGTGCAGATAATAACGTCAACGTATTGCACATTGATTGCGGTTGATGCGCCTGAAAGTGTGCCAGAGCCAGAGAAGCTGTGCGTGTGTGAAGCGCCACCCCCTGTTGCTTGTGCTATTCCACTACGGTAAACATTATTTCCTCCCCTGGAAAAAACGCCATCACGACCAGAATAGCCTTCCTCTGCATCTTGTATATTATGTGCGTGCGAGGGTATCTGTGCAATTGTTAAGGTTGTATCTCCAACAGAGCCGCTTAAGCTAACTGAACCGCTAACAGATGGCGTTCCAAATGCATTTGTAAACGTTGCAGAACCGCCAGCACCAGCCGTGCCACTCACAACCCTTAGCGCCTTGTTATCGTGCGCCGTAGACTTAACCCAGCCGGTAGGCGCTGAAGTTTGCACAAACAGCATATTAGTGCCTGAGGGTATGGACGGACTAGGCGACGCGATTGATTGCCACGACCTGTCACCGCGTAAATAGGTTGTGCTATTTGCCGTCCCTGTGGCTAACGCCGAGCTTGAAATGTTTGCTGTGCTTGTGCCTGTTAAATTTGTCGCATTTGTCGCATTTGTCGCATTTGTCGCATTTGTCGCATTTGTCGCGGTAGCCGCATTTCCTGAAATATTAATACCCCCAAGTCCCGCTCGCTCCGCCACCTGTCTTGGTGGGGGCGTCACCCGCAATTTCCGCATTCACGAACGCTGTGGTAGCTATACTTGTGTTATTTGTACCGAAAGACTGAGTAACCGCCGTGGTAGCATTTGTAGCATTTGTAGCATTTGTAGCATTTGTCGCGGTAGCCGCGTTTCCTGAGATACCAATAGCCCATGTACCACTAGCCCCGCCACCTGTTTTAGTTGGGGCATCATTAGCTATTTCGGTATTAACAAACGCTGTCGTAGCAAGTTGGGTTGTATTAGTCGTTACCGCCGCTGTCGGAGCAGTAGGTGTACCCGTTAGGGCTGGCGAATTTAAAGGGGCTAGGTTTGCTGTGTCACCCGCAATTTCCGCATTTACAAAAGCTGTTGTGGCTATACTTGTGTCATTTGTACCGAAAGACTGAGTAACCGCCGTAGTGGCATTTGTTGCATTGGTAGCTGTTGCCGAGTTACCAGTTATGTTAATACCCCATGTACCGCTAGCCCCGCCGCCTGTTTTAGTTGGGGCGTCGTTAGCAATCTCAGCGTTCACAAAAGCTGTTGTAGCAAGTTGGGTTGTATTAGTGTTGACAGCCGCAGTAGGTGCGGTAGGTGTACCCGTTAGGGATGGGGAGTTAAGCGGGGCTAGGTTCGCGGTATCCGCCGCGATTTCGGCATTTACAAACGCCGTAGTGGCCACTTGCGTGGTATTAGTACCTTGGATCGCAGTGGGTGCAACAGGTGTACCTGTAAAGGTAGGAGATAATGTAGGCGCAATACCTAGTGACTGAGCCACACTTGATGGGTTAACAGCGCTAATAAGTGTGTCGCCGTTGGTACTAATAGACCGCCCTGTGACTACATTATCCCCATCGCAGTAAATGTAAGATTCAGCCAGTGTGGGTACGGAAAACGCTGTGCCCGCTGAGGTCTTTATGTTGACTGTGGCGTCGGACGTGTTCTTGACGGTGTAGGTCTTATTCACGTTAGGGATCGTTAGCACGCGGGTAGTACCCGGCGTACCAGTTACTCGCAGCACTGCACTGCGGGATTGATCGACCACACCATTAAGCGCAGTTAGGGTGATGTTTCCACTGGTGACGTTTAGGTCAGTAACACCGGTAATGGCTTGCTCTATTAAATCACCGAGGTTCCCATTCGTGGTTATACCCCACACACCTGACTGCTCACCAGAACCGACTAGCTCTAGCCTTAACGAAGTTGAGAATGTACTCGGCATTTAGTGCTCCTTAACCCCAAACACGCATTGGGTATGGCTCTGGGTCAATTGAATACGCAATTAGCGGCTCTGCGTCCTCACCCACTACTCGCACGTTCACAAACCAGCCAGCGTAAGGCACAGGCTCAGGTGGTGGCTCTGGCAGTGGGTCAGTCTGTGGCTCGTAGATAATGCCAATCGTGTCAATGTTAACGTAATTAGGCACATAATGCCACCGCAAAGGGATAGGCTCAACGTCAGGGTCTTCAGGCTCGCTCCACTCGTCTACTACTTTAGTGTAGAGAACTTCTTGCGCTTGCTCTTCGTCAACAAATTTTAGGTAAAAATCAGACATTTTGTTTTCCTTACGTGGTGATTTGAGTCACGCCATCACTCAAGAATGGCTTAAGCCCATTGGCGTTGTTAGCGAAAGTAGCGTTTGCTGCGCCCGAGGCGAATTTAGATGGCTGTGCTGTTAGACCCGTTACCATGCCCGATAAGTCTTGGTTAAATGCTGATGCGTTGATGAACATTTGAGCCATAGTAGTAACTGCACTTGTGTTCCAAGAGCCGATGTCTTGATTAAATGCTGTATTGGTTTGAAACACAGAAGTCATATTAGTAACCGAACTTGTGTTCCAGTTGTTTATAGTTGCACTACCACCGTTGTTAAATGCTGATACGTTTGCGAACATACCAAACATATTAGTAACTGCGCTTGTGTTCCAACTTCCAATGTCTTGGTTAAATGCTGATGCACGGTTGAACACACTAGTCATATCAGTAACTTCACTTGTATCCCACGAACCGATGTCTTGGTTAAATGCTGTTGCATCGTAGAACATACTATTCATATTAGTAACTTCACTTGTGTTCCAAGAACCAATGTCTTGGTTAAATGCTGTTGCTTGATAGAACATAAGGGACATATTAGTAACTTCACTTGTGTTCCAGTTACCTATTGCACCGTTAAATACTGTACAGCCTTCAAACATATTATTTACCGCGCCAATTAAAACAGGTGCGTCAGTAGCTGTCCCAACTAAATTATCACAACCCCTAAACGATGCATTCCAAGTAGTCATACCTGTGACTTGACCCCATTGACGTACATCAACACATTTAAGCCTATCACCACCATTATTAAATAATGGCGCTGTATATGTACCCGTTACACTGATATCGTAATAACCCGCAAGTGCATAAGTCTTAGCAGTCAAGTCACCTGTAGAGGTTTCACTTGTACCATCACCCCAATTAATAACTGCGCCACGAGTACCTGTACGATTAGGCCATTGGAATGTACCACCGTCTGCACTGATAAATACGGTCATTACAAAGGAAGCTAACGAAGGCGCGCCCACAGGCGTAATTAACCCCGAGTAATTGATATAGCTGGCGTAATAAATGATTTGGCTAAATGTACCTACACCCAAAGTTAACGTATTTGTTGTTGCAGGAAAGAAAGGTTGCCCGTAAATACGCTCACCATTAACTGGTGATCTCATATCTGTTGTACCGGCGGTCAAAATAATACCTGACACGGGCATGTTAACATCAACAATCATCGTGCCGCCCGCGCCGTACCAAGACGTAAAATTAACGCCGGTCATCGTAGCCGAATCGGCAGCGCGGGTGACTTGTGATGCCGCTGTTGGAATATATGAGGAAGCGTATGCACCAACTTCTAGTTGTGCAAGTGTGACCGAACCTGTAACGGTTAAGGTTAAAGTACCTGCGGTTGGTGTAAAAGTAAAAGTCTTGCGTGATGGGTAAGCACCTAAACCAACGACTGTGGCTGTTGCTGTGCCTGATAACGTTACTGTACCCGCGCCATAAAAACTAAGTGTATGAGCAACGGCTGTAACCGTTACGTTCTGAGTCACCAGCACCGCGCTGTTTAGTACGAGATTAGTCCTCTGCTCTTCCCGCAGCAAGCCCAAGGGCGCGTGGGTAACAGGGTCATAATCAAATCGTGGCGCGTTAACAGCCGATGTTTGGAGAACGCCATCAACATCTGTGTAGGTAGCTGTGGACGCGCGCGTAAACGTAATACGAGGATCTAGCGTGTCGTTGGCGATAAAGTTTAAATTTAACGCCGCGGCTAACGCTGATTTAGCTAACGCCATAAGGCTAGATAAGCCAATAGAAAGCCCATTGCGAGCGCCATCGCCCCAAGTCATCGTATATTTACAGGTTTGGCGTAAACTGTACCGCCTGCCGATATTTGAATAGCGCTTACCCGCCATAAACCGCCTGTACCACCAGGCACTGTAAACGGAATCGGGGTATTTGCGGGAATCGGAGTGCTAGAAGTTGTAGCTGTAGCGTTTTCGCCTACTAAAACGTAGCAGGCTTCAGTTGCCCAAATTACTACGCCTTGCGGGCCTGCGTTCCAGCCTGTTGTCGAACCAGCCGTACCCGTAAAAAGCAACGGTTTGTGCAGGAAAATTAGCATCAGCTAAAGGGTTTAAAAGTTCCAAAATACTCTCCTTACGCCAGAAATTTAAGGCGGTACAACGTTTTTAAATACAGCTCAATGATATTATCCACCAATTGCTGTAATGTTGAGTCTTCTTTGTCGCAAAATTTGTACCGATTGGCTTCTATTTCAGTTAATTGGTCTTCTAAAAACTCAACTACATTAGTTGTTTTTTTAGCTGAATTAAGCGCAATAGGGCCTATTAAACCATGTCTGCCCTGATAAGCCTCAGCATACGCATCAGCTAAACCAATAATGTTTTCATAAAACTTTTGTAATGTTTTATGTTTAGAATAACTGCGGGTGTTCAAATGAACGCTATGCGTGACATCGCGAGCCAAAAACAACGTACCTATGAAATCCGAACACTTCATAACATTTGTCCTTGTTGTGGCATTTGCTCAGGCATCGGTTGCATTTCTTGCATTTGTTGCATTTCTTGCATTTGCCCGGGCATTATAGGCATTTCAGGGGCTTGTTGTGCGGATACCATATCACCTGCGGTCATCACATCGCGTAACGTTTGCATGACAACCTCTTGCACTTGCTCGGGGTTCATGCCTGAAGCCACAGCAGAGATACGCTTAGTTTCCGCATTGTATTCGTCAATCTTGAGCTTTTGAGCTTCCATTGATTGGCTAACATTTTGCAACATCTGGTGCATCTGATCCATTTCTTGCCCCATCGCTTGCATCTGTTGTTGAGCAGCTTGCAATGCTGGGTCTTCGTCTTGGTCAGCCAATACTTTAGGGTCAATGGTTTTGCGTAAACGTTCTGCCATTTCTTCAGCACCTGGCCAATCCATGTTTTTAACAAACAAGTCGCCAGCCACTGCCCAAAGGTTCGGGTTGCCTTGCAGAATCTGAGCCATGCCTTCCATAGCTTCTTGACGCTTAGTCATGTAGCTTGGGCCAGTAGTCACAACCACGTCATACTTACCCACGCTTGGGTTGTATATTTTCTCAATGACTATGCCGTTTTCATCAACAATCTTTTTGACGGGTTCTGCCTGCATGGGGTCAATCTTAGCCATGTCAGTTTCACCATCCACGCCAATGATGCGAGCAATACGGCGGGTGTCGTAAATCTTGGGGATAATGTCAACCAATTGACGGGTCACGTAACGGATAGCGCGAGCCAAGTTGTCAACGTAATGGTACGTGCCTACATCACCTTGACGTTCGCGAGCCAAAATAGCCCGACCAGAACGCTCATTAGACGTTTGCCCAAGGCTTGAGTCATATTGCCCTGTAGTCGATTTAATATCGTCACTAGCGCCCATCTTGGCTTGAATTAAGCCCGTTTGCGGCAATGGGGGCGGGGCACGTTGTGGTAAGGGCAATACGCCACCTGCACCATCGGTCACATCGGGGTTAACTTCTAAATACGGCCAATTGGTCGTGTTAGCTGTTTTCCATTGATGCTCGTACCCTTCAAACTGCCCACCGTAGCCAATAAATGGTGCTTTAGGCGCTAACGCCAGCATCTCAGCTTCTTGACTGACCCAGTAGTTGTACATACGCTGTGCATCTTTAGCGTTACGCACAATACCTGATACGTAAATCTGTCCGTCTACTTCAAACTCATTACCGATAACGCGGACAACAGGAATCCACTTGCCTGCCCACTCTTGTTCTTGAAGTATTTCATAGCCATTGGTTTTAATCCACATGACTTTCTTACGATCTACGTCACGCTTGCGAATAGGCGTGTAGCCCATCTGAGCCAGTTGCTTATCTTCTTTTGAGCCTTTAAATGCGGTGATTTCACCAGCATAAAGGTTTAAAACTGCTTTTTCGTACTTATGGTAAAAGTATTCGGCAATTCTAACCGTGTTATCGGCTAACCATTGGCTAACCGCTTGATCGCCCACGCCTTGTTGCTGAATAGACGACACAGGCATGGCATCGGGGTAAGCCCGTTCGTACTCTGCCCTAGATAGGTCTTCTGTAATAAAACACCATTGCGCATCCGCCCCGCAAGGGTCTTGTATCATAGGATCCATGTAAACGCTAAAGCTATTGCGTATGCGCCCAATCCTTAAATCTTGGTCAAACGAATTTTCGTCACAGTACTCAGTCAATATGCGGATGTACCCTTCGCCATAAGTAACTTGATTCTGACACGCTGTGTCATACGCCACATCAGCGTCTGACATATACTCAATGTGACGCACTATGCCGTCAAATATGTCCGCCATCTCAACATCGGCTTCATCATTGGCAGGAATTACCTTACCTGACGGGCGATTCTGACGTTGGTCGTTTGTAATTTGGTTGACGTGTTGTGGCAACTTGTTAATGGTTAAACAAGGCCGTGCGCCAATAGTCTGCCCTTGCACCGAGCCACGTGTGGATAATACATCAGAAGGCCATTGCCATTGATTATCTGGGCTACCCGCCATAAAGCGCAAATCATCTAGCTCATCGTTACGTGAACTGCCATAAGCAGAAATAGCCAACGTGAGTCGGCTACGCATTGTGGCTAGAAGGTCTTTATTGTCGCTCTCATTGCTCATCGACTAGTCCAATAATGTCTTTATCTTGCATTAATGCAAAACCATCAATCATTGCGTCGATTGTACCGCTAAACCTGACTTTGTCACCTACTGACACCAATATAGGCCGTAATTTACCGTTTGGTAGCCTTTACCTGGCCCAGTAGCCACAACCGTACCCGTTAAAGTGTCTTCTAAAGGCAACACCAAGAACGGTGGGGGATTGGCGCGTTTTCTTTGACTAAGACGTGGTTATGCAAGGGTCGAATCATTTTTCTTTAGCCGTTTTAGCCGAATCTTTAAAGTCTTTAGCTGTGGGCGCGTTCTTACTGCCCACTTTGTTCATTTTTTCGCCGTCTTCCTGCTTTGATGCGCTCTTGCTTGGCGTTAATATTTGCGTAAAGCCCAGGTTTCTTAGTCATTTAAAATGCCATCCATCCAGTTGCAACGCTGTTGCTGTTTTTGAAAGTTAGGTCGTGTTCTGTGTGCTGCTTCATTATACTCACGATGCGCCACAGGAAAAGCAAATGTCACGCATATCGCATCGGCTGCATCAGGCGAGGCTAAGCCACGCGCTTTCATGTCTTTTTTTGACTCTAAAAAGATTGTACCCTTAGAATCAGGTTTCATCATAGGGCTAATTAAATCTGTCTTGAGCACCCGCTCTTGCGGTATGCTTGCCGTCTTTAGCCAGTCCTTCATCTTGCCCCACATCTCGGCTCGCAAGTTGCCGTACATGAGTGGTGTCTTACTCTTACTGCCAAAGTTAACCCCGCGAATCTTATAGCGTTGCTCTTTGAGCCTGTCTACGATCCCACCGCCTACCCCACCTTCGTCAATCACAACCAACGCAGGCTTGTATTCTTCTATGGCTTCAATGACGTGGCCAACCACTGTCATCGTATCGTCACCCCTGAACTTACGGATGTCAATAATGTCGCGGCCACGCCTAACCGCAATAACGGTTGCGTCTGCACCAAACCGTGCAGGGTCAACACCAATCACAATCGGGGCTGATAAATCTTTATACAGGGGGCGGCTCCATGGCTTCATCCACCACTAGGCTAGGTATGAACTGATCATCGCCTTCGCTTGGGAATGAGCCAAAGACCTCTACGTGCGCTTGGTACGAATCAGCCCCATACTCAGCAATAATCTGCTCATACACGTTCTTATCCGTACCCTCAACCGTTCTTGCGTCAATCTGCTTAGTCACCCAAAAGTCACGCTTGGCGTTAAAGCATTCGTAAAAGTACCCGCTGTTACGCCTGGGGTTAGAGAACGCCAACCAAAAACGATTCGGTGTGTTCTCCGTAAAGAACCCGCTTGATACACCCCAGATAGAGTCATCTATACCTGATGCTTCGTCAAAGACCAACATCACGCCATCATAGTTATGCACACCTGCAAACGCATCGGGGTTCTCTGCTGACCACAATCTGCCTTCTAGCGACCAGTAGCGCGTGCCTTTCTTTAAGTCGCGCTCAACTAATTCAGCCAACCATTTAGCGGGGGCCACTCTTGTTGCGCTAATCTCCCACCAATAGCTGTTTATAGACATCGACAGCCATTTAGTAATTTCAGCCCACGTCACACTTCGCAACTGACTTTCTGAGTTAGCCGACACGATACCCGTGCCACCAACGCGAGTAGACATAAACCACAGCACTATCCAGCTTACCAATGCCGACTTGCCAATACCCCGCCCACTGGCTACCGCCAAGCGCAAGGTGTTAAAGTCAATCTTGCCGTTGTTCTCTTTAATATGTTGGGCTATATCGCGTAGCACTTCTCGTTGCCATTTGCGTGGGCCTGTAAAGTGCTCAAGCGGTGTGCCCTTTTGCCCCCACGGAAACGTGAACAGCACAAACGCTAACGGGTCGTTTTTTATAGCAGGCGACCATAGCCTACTCATTAGCGCCATTTCTTCTTGGGCTGAGTATCTAATCTCTTGCACGTGTGTCTTCTTTAGCTATCATTTTAAAGGGGGCGTCTTGCACGGGGTCGTTGTACTCCAACCCCTGCGCAACGCATTTGTCTGCCAACGCCATTGCGTCAACAATACTGATCTGTTGAGTGACGTCAATCTGCACGCGTTGCGCGGCTTGCCAGTCGTGGCGGTGTTTTAATTTATCAAGCGCCATCTTAGCGTCACCTTCGGCAATGGCTTTATCTACAATCGTTGCCGCTTGCATCTCGCTGTATGCGCGTCCTTGCGCTTCTGCCATCTCAGCTACAGGATCCATTTGGCACAATTGCCTGTACTCAGACGGCATCATGCCCGCAGCTAACGCTAACGTGTCCCCACGCAAACCTAATCGCGCTGCTTCAAATATAGCTTTTAAGCGCGCCTCAGTCGCTTGGACTTTTCGTGGCTCAAATAAGAATGATTGCATCATGCGCTAATTCTACCTTGTGTAGGTTATGTTGTCATGTTGTCATTTTATTTTTAGTTGGTAGCTTGTTTGCTGTTAGCCGTTTTATAAAAAAAATAAAAAGTTTTTGCTGTTAGCCGTTTTATAAAAAAATAAAAATTGTTTGCGAACGGTGCTGGCACACACCCACCACCACCCGGGCCCGTGGGGGGGGGTATAAATATTGCGCTGCACAATTCCAAGCAGCATAGCTCTAAGCAAAACTTAACGCTGTATAAACGTACAGTACTCACTAAGTCTTAGTGCTGTATAAACATACAGTACTCACTAAGTCTTAGTGCTGTATGAATGTACAGTACTCACTAAGTCTTAGTGCCAATACTCACTAAGTCTTAGTATTTATGTTCCTAAGACTTAGTGAGTATTCCTAAGACTTAGTGAGTATTTGCTTTGCGTATGCGTGGTAAGACCACAAAATTATGTTGTCATTTATGTTGTCATTTTGCATAATTGAAACATGCTGGAGAACCGCATGGATAAACACTCTCAAAATTGTTGTCATTTTGTAGGCATTTTTGGTTTCAAAAATGACAACACGAAGAACCGCATGGATACTGGCTTTCCAGCCGATTTTCTTAAATGTAGTCACTTTTTGAGGTTTTATGCACAAACCCCACACTGCGCGACGTGGTTTGCGTGC